TCACGGTCCGCAGCGGCACGAGCAACGCCCTGGCCTTCTCGGCCTTCGGCGTGGAGGTCACCTGATGAGCCTCCGCGACGTGTCACAGTCGCTCGCGTCGGCTGGGTCGCTCGTTCGCGTGCAGCCGCGATTCTGGGGCGACGGCCTCTCGGCGCGGTTCCTCGCTGGACCGGCGGGCAACATCACGGCCACCGCCAGTGCGACCACTCACACGCCCGGGTCATGGACGCAGTTGCTCGCTGACAACGCCACGTCTGAAACTGCCGGGCTCTTGGTGCTTTATGCGACCAATACGACCGCCAACGCGACCGACACAGGCATGCTCGTGGACATCGGCACCGGCGCGAGTGGCAGTGAGGTGATTCGAGTGCCGTCGCTCGCGATCAGTCAGCAGGCCGTGCAGTTCACGGCGATTCCAATCCGCATTCCCGGCTCGACGCGCGTCGCGGCCAGAATCCAATCTTCGGTCGCGAGCCGAACTGCATCGCTCGGCGCTGCGCTGTTCGCAACGCCATTCGCCGACCGACTGCCGCTTGAGGTGGACGTGCTGGGCACCTCGACGGCCACCAGCGTCGGCACGGCCATGTCCGGCGCGAGCGGAACGTGGGTCGAGATCACGTCCTCGACGACGCGGGACTACCAGTCGCTGATTCTTGTGCCGTCGTTGTCGGACAGCAACAGCGGCGGAAACGTGATGGTGCGCTACGACCTCGGTATCGGCGCGTCGGGGAGCGAGTCCGCTGTGGCGGCGGCGCACTTCCTCTACACGGCCACACCGGCGGTCGGCGGCCCGAACATAGCCGCGATGCCCGGTCTCCTCGGCGGGGTCTACGGCGCGTTCGTGCCGTCTGGCACGCGCATCGCCGTGCGTCACAACAGGGCGAGCAACCCGGAGCGAATCGACGCCTGCGTGATTGGGGTGCCCTATGCCTGATGCATGGTTCCTCATCGTCGATTCCTCTGGGCAGTGCCGCTCGATGGGCACGCGCGTCGCTGATCCATTGCCTGTTGGGCTGGAGGCCATCTCCCTCTCGTCATCAGACGCCGAGGCGATCCTGACCGGAGCGGCGGCGTGGTCGCCGCAGTCGCACGCCGTCGTCGTCCTGCCGCCGCCCGTCCCCGCCAGCGTCACCCGCTGGCAGGCACGCCGCTGGCTCGTCGATCACGGGTATGACCTTGACGCGATCGAGTCGCAGTTTGCGGCGATCGCCGATCCGCTGGCCCGCGCCCGCGCGCTGGTCGATTGGCGAGACGCGCCGGTCTACGAGCGCACGCATCCGCTCGTTGTCTGGATGGGAGCGATTCATGGCCTTGACGCGGCGGGCCTCGACCAAGCCTTTCGAGAGATGGGAGAGGTGTCGTGAATCAGCGAGCGCTTATCACAGGCATCACCGGTCAGGACGGCTCGTATCTCGCCGAATTGCTGCTCGGCATGGGCTACGAAGTGCATGGCATCGTTCGCCGCAGCAGCACCAGCGGCACGTCACGCATCGACCACCTCGCCGATGGCATCGAACTGCATCAGGGGGACATCACGGACGGCGCCGCGCTCGCGAGGATCGTCCGCAGCGTTGGTCCCGACGAGGTCTACAACCTCGCCGCGCAGAGCCACGTTCACGTCAGTTTCTCGCAGCCTGCGTACACGGCCGCGGCAACCGGCCTCGGGACGCTGTTGCTGTTGGAAGCGATCCGAGAGCATGCCCCGGGCGCGCGCTTCTATCAGGCGTCGAGTTCCGAGATGTTCGGCAAGGTTGCCGAGACGCCGCAGCGCGAGACGACGCCGTTCCATCCGCGGAGCCCGTACGGGTGCGCGAAGGTCTACGCCCACTCGCTCACCGTCAACTACCGAGAGTCCTACGGCCTGCACGCATCGTGCGGCATCCTGTTCAACCATGAGAGCCCGCGGCGTGGCGAGGAGTTCGTCACGCGGAAGATCGCTCGTGCCGTCGCCCGGATCGCCGCGGGCAAGCAGCAGCACGTGACGCTCGGCAACCTCGACGCGAAGCGAGATTGGGGATTCGCGGGCGACTACGTTCGGGCCATGTGGCTCATGCTCCAGCAGCATCGCCCTGATGACTACGTGATCGCCACGGGCGAGACGCACACCGTGAGGGAGTTCGCCGCGGTCGCTTTCGCCAGAGCCGGGCTTGAATGGCAGGATCACGTCCGCATCGACCCCGCGTTGTTCCGTCCAGCGGAGGTTGACCTGCTGCTGGGCGACCCGTCGAAGGCCGCGAGGGTGCTGGGCTGGGTGCCTCGCGCGTCGTTCCGCGAGTTGGCCGAGCAGATGGTGGACGCCGAAATGGAGGCCGTGGGCTGTGCCCAAGCGACCTGATCGATTCCGCCCCGTTCGTCTGGCGTCCGCCGCGGCGCCGCCGCCGGTCGAACGCCGCCCGAACGCCGCGGCCCGGGGGTACTGCGACCGCCGTCACGCGGCGTGGCGCCGGGCCGTGCTGGTGCGCGACGACTGGACGTGCCGGGACTGCGGGCGCGTCTGCTCGGAGAAGCGCGAGGCGCAAGCCGACCACGTCTCGCCGGTCGTCCCCGGCACGGGGAGATGCGAGAACGGCGCGTCGCGCTACGACGTGAGCAACGGCGCGTGCCGTTGCATCCGCTGCCACGCGATCAAGACGGCGAAGGATCAACGCGGGTCTTGACGCTCGCGGCACACTCATCGGCCAAGGAGGACCGCACCATGAAGATTCGCGACCGGGTCAAGGAACTGCGCCTGGTCAAGGCTTCGGAACTTGTCCCGAACCCGAAGAACTGGCGGACTCATCCGAAGGCGCAGCAGGACGCGCTTCGGGGTGTCTTGGCCGAGGTGGGCCTTGCCGACGCCTGCCTCGCCCGCGAGTTACCCGACGGTTCGCTCATGCTGATCGACGGGCACCTGCGTGCCGAGACGCTTGGCGACGGCGACGTGCCAGTGCTTGTCCTCGACGTGAACGAGGCCGAGGCCGACAAGTTGCTCCTCTTACTCGACCCGCTCGCGGCGATGGCCGGGACGAACGCTACCACGTTGGCAGAACTGCTCCGCGGCGTGGCCACGGGGGAGCAGAGCCTTGCGGAGATGCTGGAGGACATGGCGGCTGACGCCGGGATCATTCCACGCGATTCGACCGCCGCCGAGAGCACGCCAGCCGAGGAGGGAGACGAGGCCACGTGCCGATGCCCCCGATGCGGTGCCGCAGTTGGGGAGGACGCCGAGTGAAAATTGCGAATCGCATCATCGGGCTGCGGCAAGTTCGGGCAGCCGACCTCAAGGCGAACCCGTTGAACTGGCGGACGCATCCAGAGAATCAGCGAGCGGCTGTCATTGAGATGCTGGATGAAGTGGGATTTGCGGACGCCTTGATTGCCCGCGAACAACAGGACGGCACGCTGGTTCTGATCGACGGCCACTTGCGGGCCGAGATTGCCGACGAAGCGGTTGTCCCTGTGCTGGTGCTCGACGTAACCGAATCTGAGGCGGCTAAGTTGCTGCTCACCATTGACCCTCTTGCCGCGATGGCGGACCTCGACCGAGAGAAGTTGGACGCTTTGCTGTCCGAGGACGAGTCGCGCGGCGCCGCCTTGTTGGAGTTGAAGGACAAGTTGGCCGCTGCTGCCGGTTTGCTTGAGGACGCCGAGCCTCCCGAGCCGAGTTCCGAGGAAGTTGAGTTGCAAGAGTTCAAGTTTTCTCACAAGTGCAGGGAGTGCGGTTTTGAGTTCAACTGACGCACGCCCTGAGTGCGCGTGGACGCTGAGCGACTTGGCGAAAGTAGAGCGGCGAGGCGTCTCTGTGATGTCGACGTTTGCTTGCGGCGGCGGTTCGTCGCTGGGGTACAAGCTGGCCGGGTGCGACGTCATTGCGGCGAACGACATTGACCCAGAGATGGCGTGGCACTACAGGAAGAACCTCAACCCAAAAAACTATTTTCTTTGCCCGATCCGCGACTTGCTCACGGCAGACTTGCCCGATGAGTTGTTTGCACTGGACATTCTCGACGGCTCGCCACCGTGCTCGACGTTTAGCATGGCCGGGAGCCGAGAGGATGCGTGGGGGAAGAAGAAGCACTTCCGCGAGGGGCAGGCCGAACAGGTGCTGTCTGACTTGTTCTTCGACTATCTCGAACTTGTGGGCCGGCTGCGTCCGCGGGCGGCGATTGCCGAGAACGTCAAAGGAATGATTCTTGGCAACGCTCGCGGGTACACGAAGCTCGTGATGGAGCGATTTGTTTCGCTTGGCTATCGGCCGCAACTGTTCCTCATCAATGCCGCTGATTGTGGAGTTCCGCAGAGGCGGGAGCGAGTGTTTTTTTGCGCTGTCCGCGAGGACGTGAGCGGCGTGCCGCTGGAACTCAATCCGCGACATCGCTGGGTTTCAGTTGGGGAAGCGTGCGCCGACCTTGGTTGTTTATCTGATGGCGAGCGAGATCAAACAGCGCCGGCAGCGTTTGACCTCAAGTGTTGGCATCGCACGCGACCGGGAAAGTCGTATGCGCACTTTGTTCAGCGATCGGAGGGAAGAACGTCAGGCTTCAATACCGTGAGGCTAGATCGCTCAAGGCCGTCGTGCACGATTACTGCTACGGATTGCGTTCGACACTGGAGCGAGTGTCGGCGCCTGACGTTTAGGGAGCAAAAGCGACTCGGCTCTTTTCCGGACGACTACGTGGCGAAGGATGAAAAAATTGGCAAATACATGGTTGGCATGAGCGTCCCGCCGCGCATGACAGAGGCGGTGGCTCGAGCCGTGGTCAACCAGTGGCTCAAGCCGAGGAAGTAAATCAATGGGCAAGCGCGGCCCTGCTCCCGAGCCGTCGATCCTCAAGTACCTCAAGGGCAACCCGAGCAAGGGGGCGCTCAACGAGGACGAGCCGACGCCCGAACTGCTCGACGCCGACTTCCCCCCGCCGCCGACTCTCGACGGCAGGGCCGTGGACATCTGGCGCGACATGGTGGCGCGGCTGTCCTCCATGCGCGTGATGACGCAGGCCGACGTGCCGGTCCTGACGCGCTACTGCATCGAGGCCACGCTGTACCTTGCCTGCTATGAGAAGGTGAAGATCGCGGGCGAGGAATACACCCACTGGGAGCCGGACCCGAATCGCAGCGACGGCAAACTGCGGATCAAATACACGCAGGTCGCGCCGTGGGCCACGCAGATGCACCGGCATCACGCGGCCATGCTGCGGATCGAGCAAGAGTTCGGCATGACGCCATCGAGCCGGTCGCAGGTGTCCACGCATGGAAGCAGCCCCGCCTCCCCCTTGGCTCAGTGGCGCGCCCGCCATTCGGCAGGCTGAATACGCCCCCGGGTTCATCTACGATCCGGCGATGGCGGAGCGCGTCGAGGACTTCATCGAGACGCTGTGCTGCCACACCAAGGACTCGCCCGGCGCTCGTGCTGGCGAGCCGGTGCGGCTTCTGGAGTGGCACCGCGAGTGGCTCATTCGGCCGCTATACGGCTGGCGTGAGGACACGGCCGAACGCCTGCGCCGCTACCGCATCGCGTACATCGAGGTGCCCAAGAAGAACGCGAAGTCATCCGCGCTCGCGTGGCTCGGGGTCTACCAACTGATCGGCGACGACGAGCCGGGGGCGCTGGGCTGCATCGCGGCCAAGACGCGGGGGCAGGCGTCGATCATTTTCAACGAGATCGCGGACATGATCCAGCGGTCGCCTGCGTTGGCGGACGAACTGGAGGTCGTCCGCTCGACCAAGACCGTGTTCCATCGGCCGACCGCCAGCAGCCTGCAGGTCATCTCACGGGACGCGGGCGCCGCCGAAGGTCCGTCGTACTCGTTCGTGTTCTTCGACGAGTTGCACACGCAGCCCGACCGGCTCCTGTGGGACTCGCTCCGCTACTCTGGTCGCGCGAGAAGGCACCCCATCCTCATCACGATCACGACGGCGGGCAGCGATCGGCAGAGCCTGTGCTGGGAGCAGCACGAGTACGCCGAGCAATGCCTCGCCGACCCGACGTACGACCCGCGGTTCTACGGCAAGATTTATGGCCCGAAGCAGGGCGAAGACTACTTCGACCCCGAGGTGTGGAGGCGATGCAACCCGGGCATGGGAGTCACAATGACCGAGGAGTCGTTCGCGGCCGACGCGCTGGAGGCTCGCAACAAGTCCACGAAACTCAACGGCTGGCTGCGGCGGTCGCTCGGCGTGTGGACGGAGGCGACCGACCGCTGGATCACGCCCGAGCGATGGGCTGGCTGTGCCTTGCCGACCGGGGACTTGGCGGGCCGATCGTGCGTCCTCGGGATGGACCTCTCCAAGCGGATCGACTTCTCGGCGGCGTCGGCGTTGTTCCCGAACGAGGACGGCACGTTCGACGTGCAGACGATGCTGTTCATGCCCCGCGACCGGATCGCGGAGGCATCGCAGCGGGACCACCTGCCCTACGACCGATGGGTCGCGGAGGGGTGGATCACGGCGACGGACGGGGACGTAATCGACCACGCAAAAATCCGCGAGTGGGTGCTGGATTTCTCGACCCGGCACAAGGTCGAGCAGGTCGTCGTGGACGTCTCCGGGGCGATTCAACTGGCGGTCGAACTGCAAGGAGAGGGGCTCGCCGTCAAAGAATATCCACAGTCATTCCGCGCGATGACGTCGCCGACGAAGCGGCTGGAAGCGCTCGTTCTGGAGCAGAAAATCCGGCACGGGGGCAACCCGGCGCTGGCGGCGCAGGCGGCGGCGGTGACGGTCGAGACGAATGCCTACGAGGACGTGCGGCCGGTCAAGAAGAAGTCCAACGGACGCATCGACGGCATCGTGGCGCTCATCTTCGCGTTGGGCTGGTGGGAGCAGGAGCAGATCGTGAACAAGGCGCCGAAGCCCAAGCCAGGAATCATCGTCCTATGATCGCCCGAGCACCCGTCCCGCCGCGGCTCTGGTTGCCCGAGTCGGTGGTGCCGCATGAGTCGGTGCCGCCCGAGGAGCGCAACTTCCTCTGGGACAACGACGTCGGGCGGTTCCTCGCCGCCACGCAGGGAAATCCATCCGGCATCAAGGTGGACTCCGAGCAGGCGTTGAGATCGACGGTCTACCTGTCCTGCCTGCGGATCATCGGCGAGACGCTCGCCAACCTTCCGCTGCGGATGATGCAGCGGACGCCCGAGGGCGAGCGGGTCGCGGAGGAACACTGGCTGCACCGCCTGCTGTGCTACTACGGCCCGAACTCGTGGCAGACGACGTGGGAGTGGGTCACGCAGATGGTGCTGCATATCGGCACCGAGGGGCAAGCAATCTGCGAGAAGGTCTACTCGGTGAACAGCGAGATCGGCGTCGAGCCCCCGCGGATCATCGCGTTGGAGCCGCTGCACCCGAGCAAGGTCAAGGTCGAGCGGCTGGAGAACGGGCGGCTCGGCTACACGTACTACGACGAGTCGGGCCGTCGGCAGGACTTCCGTCAGGAGCAGGTCGCGCACTTCCGCTGGCTCACGCTCGACGGCGTGACGGGCGTGGCCCCGTACGAGCAGGCGCAGGACGCGATCGGGCTGGCGCGGGCTCTGGAGATTCACGGCGCGTCGTTCTTCGGAAACGGGGCGCGGCCGGGCACCGTCTTGGTGACGGACAGCGACGAGTTGAGCAAGGAGGCACGCGACGAGATTCGCTACGCGTGGGAACGCGCGCATCGCGGCGCGGCTCGATCGCATCGCCCCGCGGTGCTGACCGGCGGACTCAAGCCGATCCCGTTCGAGGGCAACAACCAAGACAGCCAGTTCCTTGAGACGCGGGCGTTTCAAGCGGCGGAAATCTGTCGGCTTCTTGGCGTTCCCCCGCACCTCGTGGGCATCCTCGACCGCTCGACGAACAACAACATCGAGCAGCAAGGGCTGGACTTCCTCACCTACACGATGACGGCGTGGATTCGTCGCTTCGAGACGACGATCACCCGCGACCTGCTCACGCGTGCCGACCGCGAGGCCGGGTACTACCCCGAGTTCGACGCCAACGCGCTCATGCGTGCCGACTCCGTTGGCCGCGCGTCCTACTACCACAGCGGCTTGCAGGACGGGTGGCTGTCCGTCAACGAGGTGCGCTCGCGTGAAGGCATGAACCGCGTCAGCGGCGGCGACCAGCGGTTCGTCCAACTCAACATGCAGACGCTCGACCAAGCAGCAGCAGCGGCGGCGATTGCCACGCCCGCCGAGGCGACGACCGATTCTCCTACCGTCGCCGCTGGCGCTGTGGAACCGGCCGCCGCCGTGTCCGGTGGCGAGGGTGCAGCGGTGCAGGGCACCGCGCTCAACGGAGCGCAGATCACCAGCATGATCGAGATTCTCGGGCAGGTCAGGACCGGACTGCTGACTTCTGACGCGGCCAAGGCGTTCATCATGGCGGCGTTCCCGAGCGTGCCCCAGCAGGCCATCGACCTGATCATCGCTGGCACCAGCACGCAGCCCGTGGCTTTCGCTGCGGCCACGCCGGGAGTCAGCCCGTGATCGACGAGCGAGGCATCTACGACGGCATCGACTTCACGCCACCGCAGAGCGTGCGGGATGAGGCCGCGAAGGCGCTGGCGTGGCGCCGAGAGTTCGGTCGCGGCGGCACGGCGGTCGGCATCGCGAGAGCCCGCGACCTGTCCAACGGCGTGAAGATCAGCCCCGAGACGGCGCACCGCATGAAGGCGTATTTCGACCGTCACGAGGTGGACAAGAAGGGCGAAGGGTTCAGCCCGGGCGAGCCCGGCTTCCCCTCCAACGGTCGTATCGCCTGGGGCTTGTGGGGCTCGGATGCCGGGTGGGCATGGTCAAGGAAACTGGTTAGGCAGATGAATGCACGTGACGAAGCAGCGAAACGAAGGAGCGAAACCATGAACGTCGAACGCCGGTCATTGCTCGCGGCTCTCGTGCCGTTCCCTGCGATTCGCGTCGAGCAGCGAAGCGAGGAGACGGTCGTGGACGGAAGCCCGCAGGTCACGCGGCGCGACTGGTGCGTGGGCTACGCCAGCGTGTTCGGCATCCTGTCGCTGGAGTTGGGTGACTTCGTGGAGCGAATTGACCCGAAGGCGTTCGACCGCGTGCTGTCGCGCCGCGGCCCCGATTCCGTCGAGCCGCGTGCGCTGTGGAACCACGACGCAAACTACCCGCTCGCTCGCTACCCCGACACGCTGACGCTCTCGGTGGACGAGCGCGGGCTGCGGTACGAGTTCCCTTTCCCGCGGACCACGTACGGGCAAGACCTGCGGGCGAACATCGAGGACGGCATCGTGAAGGGCTCGTCGTTCGGGTTCACCGTGGCCCCGGGCGGCGAGCGATGGAGCAAGGAGGACGGCCGCTCGGTGAGAACCGTGACCGAGATCGCCGACCTGTACGACGTGTCTCCGACCACGTTCCCGGCCTACCCGGACAGCGACGTTGCGGTGGCGCTGCGGTCCTACGATCAGTTCCGCCGCGGAGCGTCGCGGCC